ATGAGCCGGTCGTTCGCAGAGTTCGCCGCCGAGAAGAAGGCCGAGTGGAGCGACGATGCGCGGGCAGTTTACGACGCCGCCGCCGAAGCCTTTGAGTTCGAGATGGCTGAGCGTGTGCGCCTCGGCGCGCTACTCAAGCTTGCCCGGGAAAACCGAGCGCTATCGCAGCCAGCCCTGGCTGCGCGGGCGGATGTCCAGCAAGCGGAGATCAGCCGAATCGAGCGCGGGCTCAGTAACCCCACCGAGTCAACCATCATTCGGTTGACAAAGGCTCTTGACGTACGACTTGTTCTTGAGGACGCGGTATCCGCATAGCATCCTCGTCAACTTAGACAGTACCCATGGCCCGTCGAGCGCCTAAGGGTGCGTTGATCACTGGTACGTGCGGTGAACCTGCCAGCCGTCTATGCCCTTGTGGACGTCGAAAACGAGTGACATTCCGTCCTCGTCCGTCCCTTGGAATCGCCACCCGTAGAGGCCCGTGTGAGCCTCCTCGAGCGGCACAGTCCACGAGGAGTGTCGGAGTCGCGTGGGGGCGTCTGTGACGCGCCATCGTCGGCCGGCGTAGACCATCTGCGTGGGGATGTCGTTGACCATCCATATGGTTGCTGCTTGTTCGATGTTTGGCGTGCTCATGGGTTAAGACCATAGAACGGATGTTCGAAACTTGCTACCTTCGAGTGAAGGCCGGAGGGAGGAAGCCGGCGTGGGGAATCCGGGTGAGCGACTGCGAGCGACGTACGACATGCGGTCGGCTGAGTCTGCGATCAAGTCGGCCGCGCGTTCCGGACCGCTGCAGTCGCTCACCGATCGCGAACTCGATGTGCGCAACCAACCCGTCACGGTGTATCCACACGCCCTACAGTGTCGCGTGAAGGCCTGGATGCGGTTCGGTCCGGAGTCGATCCGCGTCGATGCGAAGTTGATGCGATCGACACCTCTGGCGGCTGGGATCCAGTTCCGCGCTGGCGGCGATCGCTATCGATGTTGGGTGTGGGGCAACGCGGTCACATTGGACGAGCCGGACTCCTAGGGTCTCCACACGGTGGAGACCCGTGGTTCCAACGGACCATTTTGTCGGAGTCGACAAGATGATCAAGCTCTCCACGCGGCTGCGTCTTGTTGGGACCAACAACTCGTCGCTACGGACCTAGAGGTGCTACAGGAAGGTGATGATTTCGTGACGTCACGCAATCATCTCGGGACCATATTCGTGGGGTCGCGAAGACGATCGGCTGCGTCCGCTCAGCGGCGGTGGTCTTCACGTTCCCTGTACGGTTCAGCGCGCCGTCTTCCGTCTTTGCCATCGTCGACCCAGCGCGTGTGAGCGCGCAGACCGTGGAACACGCCCAAGCGGATGACTAGGTAGCTCAGAAGGAGGGCGACGAAGGCTCCCAGCGCCCAGACGAGGATGCTGATGATCCAGGTGATCGCGACCGCGGATTCGATATCCATGACTCGAACCTAGCCAGATTTCGGTCGTCGGCTACGCGATCTCGATATGCGTGGCTCGCATGGCTGACCGACCAGCGACATGAGCGTTTGAGGGGAAGAGGGCGAGAGCTTTGTCGTGAGGCATCGCTAGGGTCACGGTGAACGTCCAGCCGCCTTGGCTGTGCGTACGCGATCAAAGCTACCGAGGAGAGTCCCTTGCCTACGATCATCCCCGCACCGCCCACTGCATCATCTGAGAATGCCGCCCGCACCCAGTTCGACGAGGCCGTTCGAACCCGACTGAACGAAGAGCTGTCAGCGGAGGCGCTCGGCGTCTTCTCCGCCGCGGACTATGGAGCCGATCCTTCCGCGACCTGGCAGGTGAACCGTGATGCCTTTCAGGCCGCAAACAACGCGGCGGTCTCCGCTGGGGGTGGACGTGTAACGGCGCCGGCGGGGGTGTATCTCGCGAAGGGCATCTTCTTGGATTCGCGTGTGGTATTCGACCTCCCCGGGGTGACACTCCAGTCGCCTGATGGCCTGGTACCGAACGTGATCACGACCCGGCTCACGTCGCGCACCGCCTGGGTGGCGAAGGGCTCGAGGGATGTCACCGTGACTGCTGGCGGGATAGCCGGGATCGAGATCGGTAGCCGTGTGGCAGTGTTCGCTGCGGGTGGAATTCTTGACTCGCAGCAGAGCTTGCTATCAACGGCCGTGGACGCATCGAGCACAGTCCTCGCGTTGACGAATGTGACTGGCCTCTCGGTGACGGGCACCTTGATCATCGACGATGAACTGATCTCCTACACGGGGCGCTCCGGCAGCACTCTGACAGGGGTCACACGCGGCGCATACGGCACGACCGCTGCATCCCACACGGCGACAGCACCCATCGGCATCGCCCGTCGACTGTACGCAACCGTGGTCGCGATCTCCGGCGATGTTCTCACCCTCGACCGGCCAGCGCTATCAACTGCTACTGATGTCGCTATCGCCTTCGGAACGGTGAAGTCGGGCATCATCGGCTTCCCGACCATCGATGGCAACAAGCCGATCAACGGAGCCCCTTCGAGCGTGTATGCGGTCCTGGTACAGCTCGCCGCTTGGGGCGAGTACGACCTCCGCATCGTGAACGGAGAAACCGGCGGGATGATGTTCTCCCGCGGCTCTGCCTACAACTTCGGACGCCGCATCCACCTCCACGACAGTTCTGTACCAGCGGCGTCCAAGGGCTCAGCTTTCTGGCTGTACCAGGGCTGCGAGCAGAACCACTTCGAGAACATCACAGTGACCGGCCACTCATGGGTGGGTGTCTACCTGGATGACCGAACTTCCATCAACGAGGAAGGGTGGGATGCCCCGAACTCGTACAACACCTTCGTGACGATCAATATCGACGTCACGCAATCCGCGACTGGTGTACTCAACGTCGTTTCTGGTCGATACAACCGCTTCCTCGGCGGGCGTCTGAAATCGCCGAAGATCGGCATCAACTGCTCCAACAACAGCCAGGGATCCGCAGCGGGGCAGGGCTCGGTGGGCAACGAGTTCACCAGTTACACGCTCAACGTCGGAGAAACGCCCTACACGATCAGCGCGTCGGGGAACCTCCTCCACGATTGCTTCGTGGAAGCGTCACACCAGTCCTTCCCGGGAACGGCTGCTCCTGGGAATACGGTTTACGCCGTGAGTCCTGCACCGGGCGTCGCACCGCTCATGGCCGCTGCCTACCGGCTCAACATGCTTCCGAAATCACGACTCGACACCTGGGACGGGTGGACCATCCTCCCCGCAGCAGGCACGGGCGGTCCGAACGGTGTCATCGACCTGTCTGACACCGCCACAACCTTCAACCCGATCGTCTACAACACCACTCCGATCCCCGTCGGACCAGGAGTTCCCTTGACCGCTTCGGTAGAGGTCACGGTCCCGGCGGGCTACCCAGCGGTCAGCCTTGCGGCCGTGGTTCTCGGATACCGCAACATCTCATCCACAGCTGCGGTGACAAACTCGGTTGTCGGCCCCATCACGGCAATCAATCCGGGCGAGACGAAGCGACTGACCGCGGTGATCCCCGTCACCGCCGCACTCACGGAGGGCGCACGCGTTCAGATCCAGCTCCGGTCCGCGGCCGCTACTGGTCGACGCATCATCGTGAGCCCCGCACCCGTGCTGGAGAAGAACACCACGCAACCCGGGCAGGGATTCAACGGCGACACGGCAGGCGCGCTCTGGGTAGGGGAACCAGATAACTCCGCTTCAGTTCTGTTCGCATGAGGCCGCGGGGCCGTTCTCGACTGTCATCACAGTGAAGAGAGTTCGCGTTCCACGCGGCGTCCAGGGCGTCGTTCAACGATAGGCCGTGCGGTCAACGATTGATGAGCGCGTCCAATCAACGACGAATGACCCCCACCCAGCCCGGGGAGGCTGAGTGGGGGCCTTTGCGGCGACGCGAGTCTCTATCGAGAGAACTCCAGAATGACCTTCTCGGGATCCATCCCAGCCTCGACCGACACTTGATCGATAATCTGCGCCGCCAGGCGTGCGACGGCGAAAGTGATGCCTTGGGCGTTCAGGCCGGGTTGATTACCGTCGACCGCCTGAATAATCTCCGCATACTTCGCGGCGAAATTTCTATTCGCCTCCGTGTTCGCCTCCGTGTTCGCCTCACTGCCGACTATCGTTCGCGAATGGTCCAGCGCAGCTCGCAGAAGATCCGGCACGCGCGAGTTAACTTCCTGGGCGAGTCGCATCCTCGGATCGGATCGGTCCATCGTTTCTCCTTCGCTTGCTCCGAAACCTGAACGTACCGGCTACGCGAGCAGCCCCAACGTTCGCAGCTTCGTCCTCAGGTCATTCACTAGCGTGATCGTACTAGCCAGGTCCGACGCGTTCGCGGGCGGAGCGGCGGGCTGAGTGACTGGCGTCGCTCCGAAGAAGCCGAGCTTCTGACCGGCGTTGGCGCCGATCTTCGTGCCAGCCGCGCCCCCGGCCGTAAGGTTCACCCCATCAGCCAAGCGCGCCTCGGTCGGGAACAGTCGCAGCACGCCGGCGCCTCCGACTGCGAGGCCGAGTTGGTCGGCACCGTCGGAGTAGACGCCCGTGTTCGGGTCGCCCTGGAAGGCGTAGCCTGCCGTGCCGGCACCGCTCACGGGTGCGGCGGATCGGGTGGCCGGAGCCCCGCCGACCGCGACAGAGGTGGCGTAGACCATGTTCTCGCCCGTGTTGGTTCCGAGGGCAGATGCGGTAGCCGCAACGGTCGTGTCATGCAGGTTGTTGCCGGGTGCGAACAGGGTCCATCCCTGCAGTACGTCCAAGTAGAATCCGCCGACGTCGTTGCCGAACGTGGGGGGCTTGGAACCGTCCGCGGTGACACCTTGCGAGTTCTGCGACATGTTGATGCCGACGTTCGGAGACTTGATCGAACCCCCGAGGAACCGGTTGTGGCTCGAGCCGACGATGTTGAGCACGGCGGTCCCGGACCCGACGACGTCGACGGTGGTGTTGGTGAACACGTTCGCGATGTTTGGCGCGTCCCAGTCCTCGGCGGTCGTGGTCCGATCGTCGAGGTACACGGCGACCCACGCGCGCCCCGTGACCGAGAGGCCCATGACGTTGTTGCGGACGCATCCCTGATACAGCCAGAACGCGGAGCCCTTCGACACTGCGGGGATGCCGCAGTTGTGGAGCGTGACGCCACGGATCAGGTTGTCGGCCGCGCCCCGGGTGAGGATGATCCCGCCCTGGTCGCCGTTCTCGACGCGGGTGCCGACGATCTCGGAAAGCCGGGTGAGGGGCCAGTAGATCGCGTACGTGGACGCAGCGGCACCAGTCGGCTCCGCGTTCCCGTCGATTTTCCCACCCGTGATCTTCACGTTCACCGCGCCAACCGACACCTGAGCGTCGGTCACGCCGAGAACGGCGGGCCGGTCGATCGTCAGCGTGGTCCCGGCGATGGCCGTTACCGTAGCGTAGAAGCGGCGAGCGACGCCGATGTTTTCAGCCGTGGTGTGGGCGACTGCGGTGGAGCCGAACGCGCCACGAGTGACGCCCGACAGCATGGCACCGGATCGACCAGTGAAGCTGATGAGCTCTGTCCCGACCTGCAGGACGCCCGCGGTGTTTAGGCCGGTGACTGACACCAGCTGGATGCCACTTGTCTGGCTGCTGGTGATGTCCGCGGAGAGACGGGTGAACTGCGTATCGAGGATGCCGCCCGCGCCCTGAACGGCAACCCGTGCGCCCTCCGCGATTCCAGCCGTCGAGGCGACTGTTACCGCTGTGCCACCCGTGGCGACGGACCCGGTCACGTCGACCTGGCGAGAACTGAGCACGTTCGGCGGCAGACCGTCCGGACTCTTGATAGTGACTCCCGGAAGGAAGAACTCGACGTTCGAGTCCTGCACGATCCCCTTCGCGAGATACTCTCCGCGGCGTGCGGTGACCCGACCGCCGCCCGCTGCAACGGCAGCGTCGTTGGCAGCCTGGAACGCGTCACGATTCACTTGCCAAGTCGCGGCCGGATCCGCGCCGTATGCGTTCGCGGAGAAACCGATCACGGCCGCAAGAGCGGCGTCACCAACCGCGCGACGCGTGTCCGTCTCCGCAGCCACGTACGCGGCGACGGCCTCCTGAGCAGGAACCGCGTTCACTCCAGGGATTCCTGGCGCGCCCGGGTCGCCTGCGTTCCCCTTGTCACCCTTCTCGCCTTTATCGCCGCGACTGCCCTTGAACGAGCCGAGGCGTGTGACGCCAACAGGAAGTGCCATGGTTACTCCTTCACTCCCCACTCATTCGGGGGTGTCATGTCGACGTAAAGACCAGAAGGGACAGGGTCCGCGGGCCACGGTGGACCGACCCAGACCGCCAGCAGCGATCCGCCGTTCATGCCGCCGACGTTCCCGCCGCCAGCAACCGCGGTGAACTTCCATACGTCCGTGCCAGCGTGATACGTGCCATCGATCGTCTGCCCGAACCGGGCGACCTCGATGATGTAGCCCACCCCAGAACGTCCACCGGCTGTCGGCGTGAGGTCTCCCGAGGGGATGAGGTTCATTGTGAACGCGCCTGTAACCGGGTCCACTGCCACCGGCACCGGCACGTCTGAGATCAGGCCGTCCGGACCAAATGCCTCAACCTCCGGATGCACGGCCATGCGTGGCATGAGGGGTGTCAGAACGCCCAAGCCGATGTCAGCCAGGGTTCCCGTGTATGCGTAGGTGGGCATGGGTACTCCTACTTGTTGACTCGGGAAGCTGCCGCCTGAATGCTCGCCTCACGCTCAGAAGGCGTCGCGTCGATCAGGGAAGTCAGGATCTCGTCACGATCGGGACCGCCAACCGGAATCAGAACAGGTTCCGTTGCGTCGTAGACGGGCGGCTTCGCGAGACCGAGGAGCCAGCCGAACTTCGGGGACACGTACAGCTCGAACAGCCGAACCGCGAGGTAGTACACGCCGGCGAACGCACCGCCGACAGCGAGAGTCAGCGCCGTCTCGAACTCAGGATCGAGCGCGATGCCAGCCGTGGTGAACCATGCCAGCACAGCGCCGACCACGATGGGCGTGAAGGTTCGGACGAGAGAGTCGAACAGGGTCTTCATGGGGTTACTCCTTGGGGGTTGTTACTGATTGCGGATCGCGCGCTCTCCGGGGAGCTGCAGATGCCGCTGGTAGATGTGGACGACCCACGCGAGAACGACGAGCGTCAGGTACAGTGCGAACGCCACCCACTCGCGACCAGGGAAGCCGCCCGTGAACCGGACTAGGCCGATGAACCCGACCGTGAAGATCAGCCCCACCTTCTGGGCCAGAAGCATCCGAGTGATGGGGGTGAGAGAACGGATTCGAACCAGCTTCCGAAGCCAGCGCGCGCCCGGGACAGGTGTCGTCACCTGGTAGAACACGAAACGGATCAGAGGGATGATCCACGACAGCAGGACGATCAGGATCAGGTCATCGATGCTCATCAGGCTCCCCTCCATGCGGCTTCTACCCGCTCGCCAATGTGATTGACGACACCGTGCTCGTGCATGCGCCCCGCCAGTTGCGAGATCTCCACGGTTCGAGCTCGTGCCGTATCCAATGACGCCTGCGCGTCTTTCTGCGCCGCCTCAGCGGCATCCCAGTCAGCGCCGACGATCTTTCGGAACAGTCGTTTCAGCATCCGAGTCACCCCCCTTCAAGGGGAGAGCATCAAGAACACGGGCAGACACGGTGGTCGAACTCGCGAGGAGAGTGATCTGCTTCTCTTTCTCGCGCCCCGATGCCTGCTCCGTGAAGTACGCGTTCTTCCACGCGTCAGCCACACTCTTCGGCACCAGTCGACCCGTGAGGATCAGAATGACGACGATGGTGAGCAAGGCCGTTGCGCCGATGTCGCGAATGTTCGCATCAGCGAAGAGGGACACGATGTCCATGTTGGCCCCCTCCCCGCTTTGCCTTCGCGCGCATCAACCTTCCACGTCAGCCGTGAGCACCAGTCCGTCTAGTGCCTTCTTCGCGCCCCGCTCGGCCGCCGCAGAGATCGCGTTCATGTCGAGCACGGCACCCGAACCCTGAGCGAGCTGCTCCACGACTTCCTCGATCGCAGCGAGGCGTCCTGCCTGTGAAGCGATGAGTGTCTGGTTGTGGATCACGATGGGCAGGAGGCCATATGCGGACGACTGAACATCGCCGTACACGTTCTGCCACCCGAGCGGACTGGTTGTTGCCGTCTCGCCGTTGTTGGGGCCGAACAGTGCCTTGTACACCGCGTCGATCTGCTGCTCTGCGCGCGCGCTCATGTCGTCCTCGTCTCCTCCGCCACCGCTGGCGGAACCTGATGTGTCTGCGTAGTCCATGAAGTCGACCGTGTAAGGCCGACCGTTGCGGTCGTAGCCGAAGTTCGAAGCGTGCGTCGGCCAGAGCGTCACATGCGTGTGTGCGCCACCCGTCTCGGCGACGTTCCACGACCAGTCCTCTTCGCCATACCCCGACGCGCCAGACCATCCGAGGACTTCACCCCGGCGAACGAACCCGGACGCGCGACGGATGGATGACAGGTGCATGGCTCGGAAGCGCATCCCGTTGTCGAGGTCGACACCCACCCATCGACCTGTCGCGGGGACGATCGAGTTGCCGGTGTCGTAGATGCGACCATTGGCCGGCGCGAGAACAGGTGTGCCGATCGGGCAGAAGAAGTCCGTCCCCGGTTCTGATGAACGCGGAGACCGGCGCTGATGCGATGCCCACGAACTCATGCTGCGCGGGCCAACAGGCAGAAGCAGATCACCCATTGTCGTCACTCCACTCCTCGGGTTCCTCGGTCGGCTTCTCTTCCTCAAGCAGGAAGTCGCCACCGAACCGCTCCGCTTTCACCAGCCATGAGAAACGACCGCCTGGAGTCCCAGTGACCGTGAACTTGCCATCCTCAATGTCGGTCCAGTCGGCGTTGAAACCTCTGCCCGTGACGAGTACGCTCCGGTTCTCCGGTTTCGCCAGATCCTCGAAGTAGTCCGCGAGCTCGACGACGAACTTGCCATCAGCGCCCAACACCTCGTTGCCCCAGTACTCGATGCCCGAGACGGGAGACTCCGTGGAACCATGACGCAGCCAATGCGTTTCAGGCTTCGACGGGTGCACCATGCGGAACGACTTCGGGCCAACGACGTCGAGCTCGCCCGCCGTGATCTTCCCCAGCACCAGCGCATCACTCGCAGCCAGCAGCCCCGTAACGCGGACGGAAGTGGAGGCCGCACCAGTCAGGTACACGGTGCCCGAGGACCGGATCGTGCCACCCAAGTCGCCGTCGATCTGCAGAGACCCGAGTTGGATCATTCCACCACCGGTCGGCGTGATCGTAACGGCGCCGGCTTGGATCAGCCCACCCAGGACATTCAGCGTCGTCGCCAGGGTCGTGACGCCGCCGATGTACATCGTGCCGCTGAACGCCGAATTGCCCGTGACGTTCAGAGTGCCGCGGAAGATCGACGGACCCGTCCAATCGATCGTTCCCGAGCCGTTCAGTGCGCCAGTGATGTTCGCCGACCCCGTGACATCAAGGCCACCGTTCTCGATGATGATGTGCCCACCATCACGAACCGTGAAGTTCGCTCGAGAAATCGACGTGTTCTGCATCGTCGCAACACCCTGATTGCGTTGCGCGCGCTTCTGATCCGCGGCAGCACCTCGCCCTGGATGATGAACCATCAGGCACCCCCCACAGGCTGAACGCCAACCGTCTTCGTGTCGGACATGTCGCCACTGATCTTCACGACGCGACGCGTGTACCAGCCGTCATCAATCCACGGGTCACCATCGAAACGCAGACGCAGAGTGTCGCCCACGTCAACCTGCGTGTCGGCAGTCACTTGCAGATCCCACTGCTCTGTCGGCTGGCCATAGGTGACCAGATCCTGGCCCGCCATCATCGACAGTTGCGATGTCGAGGTGACCGTCTTCGACTGCGTGACCCGTTCAAGCAGAGGCAACGCCGAACCCACATCGAGATTCGAAATCGCCAACATGTCAACCTCAGAACCCTCGCCAACACGGATCGAGTTGTTCATCATGCGGATGCCGTCGATCGTCTCGGAGAACCCTGTGACCGGAGACTCGTCCGCCGTTGCAGAGAACTCACTCGTTGCACCCGACGACCACGGGACACCAGAGTTCGTCACCCACCCGACCGCGCCCGGATCACCCCAGCCCGGACGGAAGTAGATGTCCAGCCCTTGTTCCATCAGGTCATTCAGGTAGTCCGTCACCGTCGTCAGGTGATACCCGAAGTAGGTGCGAGAGACAGACGGTCCTGACGGTGCGACGCCCGGGATCGTCAGCGGGAAGAACGCATCAGGCGTGCCCGTGTACGAATCGCGCGCCCACACAAGCCCAGTGTTCAGATGGACACCGAGAACTCCGACGACCGTCTCGGCCCACTCCTCGACGTGCTCCTCGGAGTGATCCACGGCCAGGCGCGTGTTCATCAGAGACCAGAGATCTCCCAGCGGGACGTTCACCATGCTCGATCCACGCTTGTACGTGCGGCCATGGATGTACCCGTTGTATTCGATCTGACCGTCACGCTCGAACGCGAGCATGTACCGCCACGGATGCAGAAGTGCTTTCAGTGCCGCCTTGCCGAACGAACCATCCAGCGGAACCGTCGCCCGAGACCCAGAATCGCCGGCAGACAGAAGACGCTCATACGACCGAGCAGACGCCGGGATCGTATCCACCTTTACGCCAGTGATGCCGTCACACACATGAGTCAGAAGCTCGGCCACAACAACCTCGCTTCTACATGAACGTGTCGGTCACCCTCTGCGTGAGAGTTCGAGCACTACTGATCGTCGCCGTCACACCAGGAAGACCCGGTGGAATCGTCCACGGCTGATACGTACCGATCGCATTCGACTGACGGACACCACCCAGGAACAACCCCGCCGTAGCGAAGTCGATCTCATGAGCACCAGCAGGAGCCGTCGTCACCGTCACCACACGACCACCAGGACCAGTGACCGTGTAGCCACCAGTGCCGGCGCCGACCAGGAGGCGCGGTGTGGCGGGGAAGTTGCCACGCTGAGCGGCGGCAGTCCCGGCGGGGAACTCCCGGACCTCGCCGTAAGTCCGTGGATCGGCCGACCAGAACGTGACGAGGAAGCGAGCCGTCGTCGCATCCAGTTGAGTCATCTGCGTGGCCGACGCCAACCGCACATCGCACCAGCGAGAACCCAGCGGGCCTTCCATAGCCAACCGAGACGACGAGCCATCAGCAAGCAACCCCGAAAGCCGAGCCTGCATATGCTCAAGACCCTCAGGAGTACGCGACGACATGTGACCAGAAACCGGGATGACACGCGGCGACAGAAAACCTTGCATGTCGAACGAACCATGAGCAGACGGACGCGCGATCTCTTCACGCCGAACGTCCACCCCGCCCCAGAAGCTCTTGATGCCATCCGGGTCCAGGACGAACCAGTCGCCATGATGGTCAGCGGGCCAACCCTGAAACTCGATACTCCCGATGCGGGCGCGACGATCAGCACGCATCAGGCACCCCGCAGTTCGTAGTCCAACCGCTCCGCAGCGATACGACCAATAGTCGTCTCATCCATTCCCGGCGCAGGATGAATGTCCATCTGCACCGACCTGCCCGAACCAGACCCGCCGATACCCTCAGCGAGAGCGCGGTTCAGCAACCCGGTGTCCACGACCGACTCAGCGCGACCCGCTTCAGCGAGAACCGCGAGCGTGCCACCCCGGCGAGGGAGGACAGTTCCACCCTCCGCCAGGTGGGGGAGCTTTGGCACCGAGAAATCGATCGTTCCGCCCGTGACGTCAGAGACAAAGTTGCCGACCTCATTGAGCGCGTTGAGGAAGTCGTTGATGATGTCGATGAAGACGTTCAGGACTCCCTTACCGATATTCACGATCCCCTCGAATAGGCCACCAAAGATGTCCTGGATCCCCTGCCACGCCTTCTCCCAGTCGCCTGTGAAGACGCCTGTGAGGAAGGTGATCACACCGCCGAGGACGGCGACAAGAGTGTCAACAACCGGGATAAGGATGGCGCTGATTGTGTCGACAACGCCCTGGATGATCGGGATGAGAGCGGCGATCACGGTCTGCAAGATCGGGAAGATTGCAGTGATCAGCTGCATCAGCGGATCGATCAGCGGAAGTACCGCAAGCAGAACCTGCGCGATGATTCCCGCAAGCTGAGTGATGATCGGCATCAGTGGCGGAAGGATCTGCGCCAGTAGCTGTGAGAAGACCCCGACAACCTGGGTGAGCACCGGCATCAACGCGGCCAGCACTTGTCCCAGCGCGCCACCGATGACAGAAGCCACTTCGCCCAGCGTGCTCGCGAGAAGCGGGATGACCGGACCGAGAACCTGGAACGCCAGAAGCACGGGGGAGAACTGTGTGCCGAGCTCGAAGATCTGACCAATCAGCGGCCCCACTGCATCGAAGATGCCACGCAAGACCTCGCCGAATGTGATCGCGTTCTTCACCAAGCCAAGCGGGAGAAACGAGTCCTCTTCCATGAGGTTGCCGGTAAACCCGACCGAGACCACCTTGATCAGCTCGCCGACCGTTGCGCCGAAGGTGGCGGCCCTCTCTTCAAGGGGTGCAAGGTTCGCAGTGATGGTCTGCAGCAATGGGGCAATCTGATCGAAAACGCCGCCCAGAAGACCCGCACCGATGCGTCCAAGAGAAGCCTGCAGGTTGTCGAACGAGCCCTGCACGGTGCCACCCATTGCGGCCGCAACGTTCCCACCCGCAGCCTCGGCAGCTGCCGAGAACTCGGCGAACGAGATCTCGCCGGCTGAGGCGAGCTCGAACACCTCATCAGTGGAGACGCCCAACAGTTCGGAGAGCTTCTGATAGATCGGGATACCCCGGTCAGAAAGCTGCTGCAGAGTGTCGTTCTGCGCCTTACCCGTGGATGCGACCTTCGCGAAGATCGAACCCATCTCATCCATCGACCCACCAGCAGCCGCGGCGGTGTTCGCGATCGTCTTGAGCGTGGACGCCATCTCTTCGCCAGGACCGATACCAGTGGCGGCAAGCTGGGCGGCGACCGTGGCCGCATCGCCGAGCCCGAATGCGGTGCCCTTGACGGACTCGAGCGCGTTGGCCATCAATCCGTCGACATCCTGCGCCGCGAAGCCAAGGCCTTCCATCTTGGCCGTGGCCTGATCAATGGAGTTGAGGCGTGCGAAACCCTTGGTCAGGGCCACGCCGAGAGTCCCGACAGCTGCAGCGCCCACCGCTGCTGCACCAATGAGGGCAGCGCCTCCGAGCCCCTTCATCAGCGACCCGCCGAGACTGGAGCCCCGCTTCTCCAACTGAGAATCGAGTCCGGACGTGCCCTTGGAAATCGAGCCCGCGAGGCCCTTGGTGTCGGCGACGATGCTCACATACGCGGTGGCGAGTTCGACGGCCATAGCCACCTCCAGGGACATTTCTGTCCCCGGAGGGGACTACGCGCTTACTGGCACCCGCTCAGCGAGCCACACGGCCATCTCGTCCAGCGGAAGAGGTTTCTTGCCCATCCGCTCAGGTCGACGACCCGGACGTTCGATCGGCTTCGGGCGGTTGCGGTTCTTGGAACCGTCTTTCGTCTTCGCCCAAAACAGCATGTGAAGAGAGTCAGCGACATCGGCCAACAGGAACTCGTTCAGGCCCCACATGTGATCCGGGTTCTGCTCCATCCACAGCGCCGACTCGTCCGGCTTCTGCTGTGTCAGAAGAATCCGTAGATCCCGCCAGGAGAGCCGATCTGTGCCCAGATCGCGAAGCCGCAGACCGTGCCGCAGAACGTCGTATTCGACGGCCTCCGGGAACTCGTCTACGAGGTCGCAGAGGCCGAAGATTCCCCCACCGTCACGCCCGCATCCCGCTGCCACGCGACGAGCAGGTCCTTCACCTCAGGAACGGTGAGCGCGTCGATCTTCTTTAGATTCGCCGCATCTGCCGCCTTCTCGATAAGAGCAAACATCTGCTCTCCCGAATCGAGACGACGGAACTCACGCACCTCGCCGAACGTCGTGAACACCTGATCGAACTTCGGGAGCGTGATCTTCTGTTTGCCCACCGTGTGGTGGAACTTCTCAAGAGTCATGTGCTGACCTTTCGTTGGTGCTGACCTGAATGAAACCGGGGATGTGGGAGGTCAGCACGAAAACCCACACCCCCGGCGTCTGTCATGCTCCGTCGAAGACCCCGTTGTCGAGCCACTTGGTGGCCTTGACGCCGTTTCCGTCTGCGAAGCACTCGATGGTGACCTCGTAGCCGATGACATCGCCGTCCGAGTAGGTGATCTCCCCCACCTCGGTGATCTGCACGTCCTTCGCGGAGATGCGGATGCGGTTGTCGCCATCCTTGATCTCGAACACGATCTGGAAGTGCGGGAGGGACTCGCCCGTGACCTGCACCTGGTGGATCGTGCCAGTGGAGACGGTCGCCTCCGTGGTCGTCACGTTGTCGGGGCCGTAGACAGCCTCGAGAACGTCACCGTTCATCGCTTCGATGAAACGGAATGTGTACGTCAGAGAGTGCTCATCCTGGACGACCTTGACGACATCGCCGCCCCACGCCTTGATCTTCGTTGTCGACCGCTCGCCACCCTCGGTGACGCCATCCTCGCCGATGTAGCCGGCGGACTTGTACGCCGCATCGAGAGCAGCGGTGACAGTCGTCGGCGCCGTCGAACCGATAGGTGCGAGCCAGATCCCGCCCGATGCCAGCGGCTTTCCGGCGGCAACGTTCGCAACAGTGTTGACCACGATGGGCCTCCTTCCCCGCCGCAGCGGGCATAAGAAAAGGCCCACCCGGACGGATGAGCCTGATTGGTTTGCTGACCTAGATTGCGGACATCTTCATGTCCACCTGAACGGCGAACTGGTACCGATCCTGACCACTATCCGGATCAGGAACGTAAGCCATGTCGCCGGCATCCTGAACGCGCGTCACGTCGTCAGACAGTCGCGCCCACGCGAGCACCAGAGCTCGGGTGAGGGAGCAGAGCCGTTCCGCCGTCACGCTCGAGCTGCCCGAGCAGATGAACACCAGTCGAGGGTGGTCATAGGCAAGTTCGCTGACGCCGCCCGCACGGACTACGCGCACAAATCGCGACGAGCCCGTTGCGGGAAACTTCGTGCCGACCTTGGCCGAGTCTCCGAGAGCAGTGAACCTTGCCTTGAGGTACGCGACCGCTCTACCCTCGGCGTCGGGGGCGATGATGACCTCAGCCATGGTCACCTCCCGGCATCAAGCGAGCGAATCAGCGTCTGGTTGCGCGCATTGTCGCGGCGAGCATTCGCATTGGCGGTGATCACCGAAGCGCGGCCACGGTTCTTCCCCTCGAACGTTGAGGCCTCGTATCCAGGACCAGCAGCGTCCGCGATAGCATCAGCCCGCTCACCGAGATCGTCGATGACGCCAGGCTCAAGGCGGAGCTCGCGGAACGCACGCAGATTCCACTTGATCTGCGACTTCGCCATCAGCCATCCACCCTTCGCAGAGTCGCCACGTTCGCACGCCGAGTCGAGTCAGTCGGGTGTACCCACTCTCGGGTCTCGCCCTCAACCTCGTACACCTTGCCTCGAGCAGTCACCCGGTCGTGCGGATCGAAGACTGTTTCAGCTGGGAAGTACAGGGTCGGCTCAACGATCACGCGGTCATGACCAGCCTCGCGAGGTTCGGATGAAGAACCTGGATCGAACGCGTACACGCCAACCTCAACGCCAGGAAGCCAATCCTCGGTTTCGTTGCCATGCGCATCGACGGCGCCAGGGTCGAACACCTCATGCAGCACGTACTCGCTGATCACCCGGAACATCAGATGGTCTCCTGTGGCCACGGATACGGCCAGTATGACGAACTAAATGGCGAGGTGGAAGGGATCAGTTCGATGCTGAATGCGCCGGCCGAAGCACCCTGAAGCGCACCCAGCTCCTCGTCCGTCAAACCCAGTCCACCCGGCACATCGCCGCCGTATGTCTGCGATCGAGTGTCCGAGAACGGCCCGGTCGTTGTCGTCGTGTTGACCTGACGCGTTCCGTCCGGGTTCCTGAAAACTCGGATCACCATTGCAACGGTCACGTCGACAGCCGCTTCTAGAAGATCGGTGCGAGGTGGAACTTCCTCAGCCTCAGCGTCGATGCGCTCCTGCAGATCAGTCACGCGTCGTCGGATCAGCCTCTCAGCACGATCGATCCAGTTCTGGATCGACTCATCATCGGTCGGTGCACCCTCACCGATCCACGCGTCGGTGACATCCTCCGGAGTTGTCCAAGATGCCATGATGCCCCCTCGTGTGGATCGGTCAAGGTGGGGGCGCGGAACATGAGCTCCGCGCCCCTCCCCTGCTACTTCTTCGCCCGCGGCTTGCGCGCTGGCTTGTCGTCCTGGTCTTCTTCCCAGCCCTGAGACTTGTACTGCTCTTCGAGGTCACCCTCGACGTGCACCACCGTCCCGGTCTCGGGATGCGTCAGCCGCGCCATGATCAGGCCGTGTGGTTGGTGTACTTCACGAACGCCTGAGCGTCGTTCACCAGCCAGCCGTACTCGGCCTCGGCGCGGATCGCGACGAGGTTGTTCTCCCACAGGGAGGTCAGCACGCCGTTGATCGTGACCGTGGCCTGGGTGGACACGTCGTAGCTGATGCCGCCGACAGATCCCCAGACGGCCTGCGACCAGTCGCCACCGTAGGCGACGATGCCGCCCGTGTTGGGGGTGCCGTTGACGATCGGAGTGGAGATGCCCTCACCGTAGAAAGCCGGCCGACGCAGCAGACGGCCCCCGTCAAGCGCGGTGTTCTCGTAGGGCGCCTCAACGAACAACGGACGACCGTTGAGGTCGACAGCGCCGTTCAGAAGCGGCTCGGCGGTCGTGTCGAGAGCGAAGCCCGTGAGCTTCTTCTTCGCGTCTACGAGCAGCTTGAGGCCGGCGTTGAGGTCGCCGTAGATGCCACCGTTCGCCTGTGTAGTCGTCCCCATCTCGACGACCTTCGTGGTCGCATCGATGTTGTTGCCCGCGCCGAACGGCGAGTTGGTGCCGTGCAGTGCCGCAGCGTCGAATGCGACGGCGAACGCCTCTGCGATGTCATCGCGGAAGATGTTCACGTAGTTCGCCGGGTTGGCACGAACGACCTCAGCCGAAACCACGGCGATGGCCGCGATTTTCTTCGGCGTGATCGTCTTGAGCCCGACCGCACCCGAAGTGGCGGGCTTCTGCCCACCCTCAGCGACCCAGCCCGCAGTGGGCTTGGTCGTGACGACCGGGATCTCCTGACCGTTGATGCCGAGCGGCACCTGACGGGTGAGCGTCTGCACGACCGACTGGCGGCGCGCCTGCTCAAAGTAATCCTCAGCCTGTTCAGGCTTGAGGAAGCCAGCGAAGTCGCTGGTCTTGGTTGCGGCAGTGATTGCCATGATTCCTCCTGGAACGTTGCTCGGCTAGATGCCGAGAGCAGATTTCAGCGCCGACTCGATGCCGTCGCCGTTCAGCGCGAGCTCGGGGCGTCGACCAGCAGCAGGGATCGAGTACTCGCGCTCGCCCTGCTCCTGAACCGGCTCCCCACGCCACGCAATGAGCGCATCCGCAAATGCCTGAATGTCTTCCTGCGAGCCCGACTTGGGGCCTGCGAGAACGTCCATCGGGACAGAAGTGGTCGCGGCGACCGTGGCACGGTTCGCGGTCAGCTCGAGATCCTGCGCGCGCTTCTCAGCGGCCGCGATTCGATCGAGCGTCTTCTGTTCTTCCGACTTGTCGCGGTCCTCGTACTCCTTCAGCTTCGCCTCACGCTCCGACGCCAACTTCTCAGCCGCCGCCGCACGTTCGCGCTCTGCCTTCAGAGCCTTCAGGCCGCCCTCGCCCAGAGCTTCATCGGTGTCCGTCGCGGACTCCTGAGTCTCTACAGCAGTCGTTTCATCAGCCATTTGCATCCTCCATTGACACGCGGCATCGCACCGCACCGACCTGACGCCATCGCGACGGCAGGAAAACTAGACGGTTATGGTCGTCAGCCCTCAGCGGTTGCGTATCGGCCAGTGCCGAGCCCGCTGGTGTACAGATCTGTGAACTTCGCTACGTCATGGCCCTCGGGGTAGTCACGCTTCGAGCGGATCACCGTGGGCACGCAGTCGCACAGGTCGTGGAAGTCGTTCATCTCGCCGGCTGAAACCAGATCGGTATATACGGCGCCGCGAGACGCGAGCATGATGCAGAACGTGCACGTGTCGGTGCCTGAAGGAATTCGCGCTACCGAAGTGCGCACAGGATCGCGGCCCGCATTGTCGAAGATTGTGTCCCGACCGCGCTGTGTCACAAGCCGCTGTGTGGCTCCCAGAATCTGAGAAGTGAAAACAGGTGCATCCTCAGCGAATAGCGCCCCCACGGCCCACCTGACGCTCCCCTCGGCCTTTGCGGGGTCAACGGGGCGCGCGTATGCAGCTTGGAACGATGCTGCGGACGGTGGAACGTCACGCAACATGTCGTAGAAGTCGGCGGCGAGCAACGCTGAGATGTCGCCGTACTCGGTGACCAGCTCGGGGAAGAACGCCAACAGCGCGTTCCTCACCCGAGCCGGATCGCCCGAGAGGTTAAAGCTAGACAGGAAGTCCTGCAGTTGCGACTGCGCCAGAATCGCCAGATCCTGATTCGCTCGCCTGAACTCGGCCACCTGCGTTGCTGTTGCCATCGCGCAACCCCCTCGCCGCCTCTGCCAGCAACGTCAACCGAGATGCTGATGCGGCCTTCTTCTCGGCCGCCTCAAGCTCGAGGATCTGCGGCTGAGTGAGACCTGCGTAGGCCCGACCGACACGCGACGTGGCGAACACGGGATCTACCGACGAGATCTGCGTGTAGGCATTGGCACGCCCAGTGGGGGACACAATGCGCGGGTCAGTCGAACGGATCGTGAGCTGACGCAACTCAGGCGTCAGCTCACGCAAGCCGTCGCGCAACATCACCGCAGTCTGCAAGGCCTGGACCGCGGCGGCATCCCAGCGACCGTTGGCATCCTCGGTGACCGTGATGAGTGATTCCTTCGCAGCGAAGATCGCATCCGCGCTCGACGGGTTCGACGAGTCCGCGAACTTCACCTCGAGATCCTGATCCTCCGCGAAAAGCGCCTGCCACATGCGCAACTGATCGGTGTGAGGCTGCGGAGACGCGCCATTGAAACGGTGAAGCGTGGGCGCATCCTCGCCGGCGACGGAATCGTAGTCCCACGCCTTGATGCGACCCATGAGAGCCGTCCATTTGTCGTCACCCGCGAAGCCGGAAACGTCGGCGCCGAACAGGAAGTACTCAGGTGCCGAGTAGAACTCAGCGGAGACTTCTGCCCGCACGATTGTGCGCAAGCCAGCGTCTGCGAAGTACATGGAAGCCCGCGAGATACGGGAGTGCCCAAGTGGTCGACGCAACTCCGGGTTGTACGGCAGTGCGAAGACCGTTACGCGACCAAGCGGGTTCCGAACCACATCTACGACGACCGGCTTGCCCTGATCGATAGCCACCGTGATGGCCCGCTCAGGGGTGTACAACACCATGAGCGACGGGCGCTTCTGCTCGTCAATCTCCACGATCTCAAGGAACGCCTTGAGGAGCCTGCGCTTCGTATCCCACACGCCGGCACCTGTGTCCGCAGACACCGCATGAATCATCGGTCGCCCGGAGTCCATCGACACCGTAAGGAACGAGCATCCGTGGACGGCAGAGGATACCTTCGCCTGCGGATACTCCGATCGGAACTGGTTGTCAGCGAGAATCTGCTCGATCTCAAACGGATCCTCGGAACCGGACGCGGAAACGACTCCCTCGAAGCGCGACCGATCCGTCACCGCGCGAACACCCTTCCCGTGCCAGCCGAGCGCGGCAGAAATAGAGCGCATCTGCGGCGGCAGCGAAATGCCGAAATCCTTCAAAGCGGCTTCGCCATCGAAGTAAATCGAGCGGGTGGCGTTCGACTCGCGCCGGTTATCCCACTTGTTCGCGCACTGGATGAACAGAGCCGCATCTTCGGCTGTCAGAACATCACTCACATTCCTAGGGATCACCGAATCACCGCCTTCCGCTCGCCAGTCATCGCCCGAGGGCCAAGCCGTGATGTACGCGCAACCCAGTGCGCCAGGGCGACAGCCTCAACAGGCGTGTCGTCACCATCGATCGAAGTGGCAGAGAGACCGCCACGCTTGTCAACGTCCGTGATCGCAATTGAGTCATCCAGAACAGACTGCCCCTCGCGAAGATGAGTGATTGTCCCGCCACGCATACCCTCAAGCCACATGGAACACGCCTCCACGTACTTCGGTGTCGACGGCAGGAAAATCCAACGGTCAGGAACGCGGCGATCACGCAGAAGCTGAGCGAGAGCCGGCGCGCCAGAACGTCCAGAGAGCGCGATGCCCGCCGACTGGCGCCAACGAGGCGTACCCGACTCATCACGCTCGCAGAACCAGTCCGCGAGACTGCTCAGGCCCAACTCCACGCCCCGGTCATCCTCAAGCGCGTCGATGATCTCGACATGCACACCGTCGCCATGCTTCCGAGCCCCACCAAGTGCGAGGCGGTCGCCGGCGAGGTTGAAGGCCACCGCGAACGCGCGGATGCCATCAGGAGCTGCGTCGATCGCGGAATCCGACCACTGCTCCTTCGAAACCGCTCGAGTCCCAGTGGAGCCGAGGTCAGAGAGCCAGACCCCAAGACGGTCCTGCGCGAACTTGTCTTCGGGGTAAGTCTCGAACTCGCCGTCAACCACCTCGTGGTTCACGCGAGTGTTCCAAGCCGGATTCGCAGACCAACGCGTGTACTCACTCGCCGGGTCATAGTCAGGACTCGTGATATCCGCGCCCCACTCGCACCATGCGGCAGTAGACGATCGCCCCTCGATTGCGGCCGAACGAATCGACTCGAACACTTCCGAGTCGTCCTCAACCTGCGGGGACGTGCCAAGCAGCCACACTTGCGGGTTCTGCATCGCCGACATCGTGGAGTTGATCGACACCCACGCACGCTGGGACAGGATCTGCGCCTCATCGAGCATCAGGCAATCGGAAGAGAAGCCCTTACCCGCGGCACCTGAACGCGCCTTGAACTGGATCGTCGCACCGTTCTTGAACTTCACAGCCTCACGGTTGATCGCATTCATGATGCCCGACTTGCGAGGACCATCACCCTTGACGCGATCCATCAGCCAGCCGTTAGCTTCACTCTCAAGGATCTCGAGAAGCTTGTTGAACGCCTCGCGCGCCGTGTCCTGCTGATGCGCCGAAATGACGATCTTCTTCTCGCCAAACAACAATGCGCCGGCAAGCGCCCGTGACACCAGAAGCTGCGACTTGCCGTTCTGACGCGGAACAGTGACCCCCACGCGCTTCGCGGCCCACGTGTTGTCACGACGCTCACCCATCGCCGTCTTCAGGATGAGCTCCTGCCACTCGTCGAGCACAACCCCCGCTCGAGCAGACAGATCAGCTACGTCCTCCCACGAGTTAGCCTTCGACCCGTTGGGTGCGACCAGGACGCGCGGTGGCGCCTCCCCGAGCAGTGCGACGGGCTGCGATTTCGTCAATCGGATCAGCCGCCTTCCCGGTCTCAGACTCAAGAGTCGCGATCGTCGCCTCAAGCGCACGCCACTGATTCATCAACGGGGCGCGCTTATCCGCATCCGCCTCCGCGATCGAATCCCACATGACGTCACGAGCAGACTTCAAATCATCGATTCGAGCCATGAGAAACCTCCTGGCGAACCTGACGAGCCCTGTGTGTGAAAGTCTCGCAATGCCTCGGGTGCGAGCGTGGCGGGGGTGGGAGGGGGTGGGTGCCCTACCATCCTGCTGAGGCTTTGATGATGGGCTTCGTTGCCTTTTTCTTGACCTTGCCGTCACCGCGTGATTGGTTGCAGCGGCGGCAGATGGTGCGGCCGTTGCTTGGGTGGTTGAGTTGTGCGCCTGTCCACCCGAGCTTGCGTGCTTGTGCAGCAGGAACGATGTGATCTGGCTCGGCAGAGGTCGGCAGTCGGCTCACGTCGTAGTCGAGGACGCAGTCACAGTCGGGACAGTTCGTGACGCCCGCTCTGCGGTCCCTCCCCAGTACGGCTTTGCGGAACCGGAGGTGGGGTGTGAGTCCAGTACGGGATGAGACCATGACGTTGCTCCCGCTTAGTCGAAGTCTTCCCATCGGACTGCGGTGGGCTTCAGCCTGGCTTCGAGGCGTCCGCGTCGTGCTGCCTGAGCGTCGTCGTAGCAGTCCTGTTCGCATCGCATGATGACGGCCCAGGATGCGTCTTCGCGTCCGCAGAGGTCGCAGCTGTACACGGTCACAGGCCTTCCTCGTATGCGGTTCTGATGCGGTCCTTGAGGGCGTCGATGGAGTCTTGGGTGCGCTTGGCGTTGGTCTCGAGTTGCACTACCCAGTCGATGAGTTCGGGCTTCGTCATGCCTTTGAGTTGGCGGCGGCGTTGCAGGTCGTTCGATACGGCCTGGTTCACTGCCCGGACATCACTCATCGTCAGCCTCGTCGCTTTCGAATGGGTCTTGCGAGTTGGTGGGCTGCACAGGGAATCCGATGGGCACTGTGGCTGCGAGCTCGACTTGTGCGCTTGCCGCTACTTGGTCCGGGTCGCTCGGCCTATCGGGGCAGACGTGTTGGTCGCGCCACCCGAGTACGTCGCGCCTTGTTGCGTGTACCCATGCGCCGCAGGAGCAGCCTTCCCTCACGTCCATGGCCCTTCTGTCCACACGCCGTCGTGGCATGTGCGGTACTTGGGTGCGCAGTCGGGGTGTGTTTCGGGTGGGTTGTGCGAGAAGAGCCAGCGGACGTAGGGCCAACCGAGGATGTGGCCGAGGATCATGAGTGTGATGCCGGCGACAATGCCAAGCAGGATCTTCATGCCCGACCCCTGCATACCTCGGGGTTAATGCGCGTCTTGTGCATCATGAGTGGATGAGGTGGCGAAGGTCGATGATCTTCGCGCCTTGGCGGATCAGGCCGTCGAGGTATCTCGTTCCGTGAGATCCGCAATAGCTGAGCGTGTGGCCTGATGGCATTTCGGCGTAGAGGAATGCTTGAACGTGTGCATCGGATTCGCACGCATCGCATTCGTCGCGGTCAACCGTGATGGCATGCACGATCGCCTCCTCAGCGTTGAGGGTGGGTATCGAAGGAAGAAGTGATGTGCTCGCCGCAGCCGAACTGGCTCGAGCGTTTGAAGTTGTTGTGCATCCCGCACGGATGCACTGCTGCCGCGTTGACTTGCGGCTCCTACAACCAGGCTGGCCGGGATTGGGGATCAACCGACATCGCTTGGAGGTACAGAAAAGCCGCCCTTGCGTGAGTGGCGGCTTTGAATTCGCGGATCGTGGGTTGAACGCGTCTAAAGGATCGTATTGGCACTTGCACTACGAGCTGGCGCTGCGGGAGTCTCTCTCGATGGCGTTGACCAAGTCATCGATCTTCGGGCGACGGCAAAGCCGCACCAGGCCTCGGACTAGGGGGAACACCGACGCCCAGAATGCCAGGATAAAGACGCCGCGCCAAGTATCACCACTCATTCCGAAAGAGGGCTGAAACTCAGCAGTCAACATAGTCGTGAGCAGCGTGATGGTCAGTCCAGTCCACGCAAGGATCTCACCGGCCGGGACATACTTGTGAAGATTGCGATGGAGTGCCAGCTCGACCTTATCGCGCGTCACTTCGATCACCTCTTGCGCCGTGTTGTCCGTGACCTTCGTCGCTTGAACTACACGATCGATCGTGGCGTCCGCGCGCTCAGCCTCAGTCATCGTTGTTCGGATTCTCGAGATACTGATTCAAGATGCTGACTGCATGGAAGTACACGGCTCCGCAACGAGTGCACATGAGGGGCACCGTGAGTGCCTGGTTTTCCTGCACTCCTCGTACCGCTTCATAAATCTGGAAGAGATTGACCGGGAACTGCGCTGGGAAAACTCCGAAGACCTCAGGTTCGGCGCCACAACGTGAACAAGGCGTCCAGGCCCCCGCACGCTTGATCGCCTCACGAAATTGCATACGCTGTTCGCTAGTGAGGTTCAACTCGGACTCTTCTTGCACAAGAAGAGTATTGCACCGTGGAGGGGGAGAGGTTGCGGTAGGCACGAAGGCTCATCTTCAACCTAAGGGGTGACAACGGTCACGGCGCCAGCAGGACACGCCCGTTCGTCACAACTCGACCCAGACCTCGCCATCGAACGCCAGCTTCACACCCACTCTCGCGCCGGCCGACGAAGCGAGGGTGGGAGCGGACGCCTTCCAGCGAACGACAGATGGGAAGGTTACCGACGCTCCACCCGCTGCGCCCTGTTTGAGGATGACCGTTAGCTCAGCTCCGACAACCCCGTTCAGTACGTTGGTCCACGCACAGCTCGCGTCGATGGTGACGACGTGGAAGTTAGCGCCCGCGTAGGAGACGGTGAAGTTGACAGCCGTCGAATATGCCACCGCCTTCTGCGCCATATGGACGCCGTTGATCTTGTTCGAAGGTGAGTATGTGCCGGCGCGCCGGCCGTAGAGTCGCTCGCCGAGATGGTGGTCGATCAGGGTGTTGCTGGCGGACCCGGATGAGTCCACCCAGCCTGGTTGTGATGCATTCGATTCGGCCCCATAGAGCTCGATCGTGGTCCCGCCGACCCCGGGCTTGAGAAGCACGTTCTGACCGTTGTACCCCTTGATGCCAGTGACAGCGTTCCCTGACTGATTGAGCTCAATTCCGATGTCAAGGTCCGTCGCGCTGGTGCCCTTACCGGGAATGACCCCGCGCACGAGGTTGCCACCGAGGTTGAACGGGGGAGAGGTGAAGCGCATATGACTGGTTCCGGTCGCCCCGGGCAGCTTGTGCGCATCGAAGAACTGAATGTCGGTGAAGATGTACTTGTTCGCCTGGACCGCGATGATCGTGCCATCTGTCGGCACGTGAATGTTCTCGACCCAGAAGCCGTCGATCAGGCTCGACTGGGCAGAGTAGCTCGAGTTGGAAGTGAAGACCACCGCTCCTGAAACTCCGCAGTCGTTGGTGGTAGTCGTCGATCGGATAGCGCACCCCCGGAGTCGGACGCCGTTCATCTCGTTGAAGAACCAATACGGGACATCGTTCACCTGAGCATCAACCGGGGTCGAGACGACTATCCGTTCGAGGTCGCACAAGTAGACGGCGTTCCCCGGCGACGCGACACCCTCGATGCCGGGTCCCCCGGTCTGCCTGATTGCGATGTCCGCGAACAACGTTGAGCTCAGCTTGTTGAATCTGATTCCGCTGTTGTGCTTGCTCGGGTCCGAAACGCCCGACCCCAATATGTTGAACCCTGCGTGGGTTGACTTGCCTTGGAAACCGGCCGGCATGTTCCATTCGGAGAAGTCGAGTACTGGACCCTCTTGAGAAGAAGCGAAGAAAGTTGTGCCTCGCGGATCTGCTGTACTCCCCGTCGCCCCACTTCCCTGGACTTGAATCGAGTACCCAGCAAGGCTGATGCCCGCTCCGACGTCATACGGAGCTCCGCCCGGGAAGAATGCGATAGTTCCCTTCCCCAACGCCTCGGCGCGATTGAGGGTGTCGATGACATCGCTCCTGGTCCGCCCCGTTGCAGACACGCGTCCGATGGCGCCCTCAAGCGCGCCGCGGGTCAAAGATGACGGGGAGTTGACCAGGTCGGCGACCTCTGCGTCGTCGGTCGTGGCCGCGGCCGCCGGGGCGGGGCCGGCAGCCGCGATTACTGGTAAAGCGACGGCGGCGCCGATCAGGCCTCGGCGCGACAGGCTTTGCTTGCTCATGGTCGTCACCATAGCGAGGCAGCGGGCCCCGGCGGGACCGTGAAGGAGAAATTGCTCTCGAGCGGATCTAGCGCGCCAAACGCGGATCGATGGGCAGTGGGCGATGAACGCCTGACAGCGTCACGGCGATAGCCGACGCCATCTGCTCGTGTGCATCGGGGACAAGATGCCCGTACGTGTCGATTGTGGTTGTGATCGACTCATGGCCGAGGCGAGCCTGGATGTAGGGGAGCGGGATTCCCTGAGCGATCAACCAAGACGCGTGGGTGTGTCTCAGGCTATGAATATTGGGGGCTCGCCTGAGAGGCTCGAGCCCTAGATCCTGGCACCGATCCTCATCCATGGCTGCTTCTATCGCCGGGAGCCACACCCGCGAGTAGAAGACCCCATGCCACATGTGCCCGCCCTGAGGTGCAGGAAAGACCCAGGCGTCAGACGCACCCGGTTCGCCCATGATCGCGACGAGATCAGGAAACAGAGATACTGACCGACGCGACTTCGACGTCTTCGGATGGGCGAGTAGCGGACCGCCACTGGCCTTCTTCCATGCGCGCGTGACACGTACGGTTGGCGGGTTGCCGAAGAGGTTCACGTCCGCCCACGTTAGGGCGGTCGCCTCGCCCCAGCGTAGACCTGTGCCGGCAAGGAACAGAACGAACCGCTGCAGATCGCTCGGGATGAAGTGGAGGAGCGTCGCGAACTCGCTGGGGGACAGGAAGACATTCTCCCTTGCCACACCTCGGGTGATGCGGATCTTGTAGGCAGGATTGTCCGCGCGGAGGCCTTCGCCCACTGCTGATCGAAGAACTGCCGACAGGAGCGCGTGATAGTTCTTCACCGTCTTGGATGAGACCGTGCGCTGCTCACTCTTCGGCTTGTCCCGGTCGCGCCAGATTGGTTGACGTTCCTGCCATGCGAGCCAGGAACCGACATCGGGCTTCGTGATCGCGTCAATAGGGACGTCACCCAGGATCTGCAACCATGACCTCTCGGCCTCAGCCCTATACCCCTCACGAGTGCCCTTCTCCACTCCCGTCAGGAGGCCGCTGTCCGGATTGAGGTAGCGCTCTGTGTACTCGCGCAACGTGGACTTCTTGACGCGACGGCGAGGCGCTCGAGCTTGGTGCACCTGATCCGCCGCTTTCCATCCGACGCGGTCGACGAGCGCTGCGAACTGATCGGCGGCATTCTTGTCAGGGAAAGTCGCCTGCTTCATCGATCCGTCGAAACGCACCTGCACGCGCCAGCGCACTTCCCCCGTAGAGAGGATGCGGTGTCCGACGCTAGCCATCCGTGATCTCCTTCTGTGGGGCTACCGCCTCGTCCTGTCGCCGAAGACGAAGTTGGTGAACCGGATCGGCGGTCATTCTGTCCCTCCACCACGCAAGCAACCGAGACTCCTCGACTAAGCGCCGACCATCAGGGGCGGTACTCATCTTCAGACCCGCCTTATGCCAGCGCTTGATCGTGCGGACTGAGCGCCGAACACGACGAGCGGCCTGACGGTAGTCAAGCATGATGCTCACGCGACTACCCCCGGTGTTTCGGGCGCGTAGGTCGCCCCGCATGTTCTGCACACGGCCTCCCCGGTTCCGCCGAGCACCCAGTCGACAACCACGGAAGCCTCCCCGCAGACCGTGCAGCGTCGCCGACGAGAGGGGCGCTCGATGGGTGGGACGGTGTATCGCGCCGACAGCTTCCGGATCATCTCGAAGAGGTGCTGCTCTGAGTCGCGCATGCCGAGTTCCTGCACCTCGGAAGCTCGGTCGATAAGCCAGGCGATGAGCGCGAAGCCAGCCTTGTAGGCAAGATCACCGCTCATCCAGGACGGCATGCCATGGGGATTCCCGTTGACTGCCCAGGTCGCCCCGACGGCTCCGGGGGCCGGGTCTTGCAGTCGCTCAGCCACCTCGCCGATGTACTCGGCTAGTGCGGCCCATAGGTCGTCGCAGTCGTCAACACGATCTTCACGAAAGGGGAGAGGTGCTGAGCCGCCTCCGCCCGAGACTCGTTCGCTCGACCTCGCAGCTCCGATCGGAACCCGCTGCTCTCGCATGACCTCGAGAAGCTGGGGGATCTGATCGAGGTGCTGTTCAAATCGCTCGAGCCAGCGAGACGAGGTGGGCGAGTGAACTGCCCACGGGGCGACCGCTGACATCACGTGTACGTGCCGCATCTCGGCGCTCACGTCACACCGGCTACGTCACGCGTGACGTAGCTCTCATGGAGCTGACAGGTGCCGCAGTATCCGTGCCCATCGAAGTCGTGCACGTGCGCCGCCCTGATGCGCTTGCGCTTGAATGCCTGCGCGTAGTCGCGAACGTGGACAGGCAGGAGGTAACGATCGGAGGTACGGAAATGCTCGTTCACCGCGTTGACGGCATCTTCGTACTCGACGTCGTCCATGAGAGGTTCCCATGCCTGTACCGTCAGCTCGTCCACCTGTCGGTTGTCGAGTCCCTGGATCCGTGCGAGGAGGACGGTGACTTCTTCGGTGTTCATGCTGTGATCCCCTTCGGGTTGAGTGTCGTGATGTTGCCGTACGTCTGTCGCTGTTGGACGACGCTCTGGCCGGCTGCGATGGTCTGCTGGGCGCGCTGCAGCGGAGTTTGTTTGCCGCCTCGGTCCCGGTTGTCTTCCAGCGCGTCGTTCCACGAGTCGGCGTTGAGCCACGTCGCCGGATGGGGGATGAATCGCGTCTCGGGACGGCCTGGGTTGTCGCGGTAAGAGATCGCGGCGGCGACGATGTCCTCGGGGCTGGCCCGCTTGATGGCCTTGCCCCACGCCCGGAGCGCGTGGGGCTTCTTGACCTTGCGTGGCCATGCGACCCAGAAGTCGTCGAAGGTGGGTCCCGAGGGGTCGGTCAGCTCGGTGTCGATCAGTTCATCGGAGTACTTCTTACCTGTTACTTCATGTATATCCAGTTCTTTAGAACTTGCCTGGACACTCTGTCCCCTGAGACTGTCGTCGGTGTCACCTGAGGTTGTCGTCAGTGTCACCTGACTGTCTGTCAGGTGACCGTCTGTCACCTGACTCTCTGTCCCTTGAGATAGCGTCCACGAGGTATCGATCACGAGCAGATCCGTATCCCGATATCCGTCCCGCCGCCGACGCTCCTTGCGCTTTATAGCGCCTCGATGTTCCAGTGAATCGAGAGCCCGGGTGACGGTTCGCGACGCACATCCGGCCATTTCGGCGATCGCATTCCTACCCACGAACGTCTCGCCCGTCTTGTCGCTCGCACGGTGGGCGATCGCAACGAGAACGGCCTTCTCTGATGGGGGCAGCGCCAGCGAGTATGCCCACTCGGAGTTCTTGAAACCCACTACGCGCTCGCCTCCGTCCGTTCGATGTAGTCGGCGATGATCTCGAAGAGCGTGTCGCCGCCGAGCATTGTGTCGGGGTCGTCCTGCAGCTTCTCGTGCGCGATGGCTCCGTTCTCGATCGTCCATCCCCATGCGATTTCGACGTTCTCGTCTTGAAATCGGTAGCTCCACCCGATGTAGCCGTCATCGAATATGCCGTGGAACGACACCTCGCGCGCCCATCGCGGTGCCTTCTCAGAGATTTCGGGATGTGCCGCAAACACCTCGCGGCACTCCTCGATCGGCGCGTCCCGCTCGCAGCTTGTCGTGATCAGGAGCGCGCTCATTGCTTCGTCTCCCGGAATCGGATGTGCCGCTCGCCCTGGTCGTCAGCGAGAATCACCACGAGGGAGGCGAGCTTGGTGAAGGTAGCGTTGTCCATCCAGAGACGGGCGGGACGACCGTCCTCTCGGTAGTTGATGAGCGCGGCCCGTTCTTGACCGGTGACGTTGCGCGACGCGGCGTTGGCTGTCGGATCTTTCACTGGTCCATCTCCTTGAGCTCGTCGTCGACACTGGTTGGGCGGCGCAGGAGCCGCGGGGCTTCGGGCAGCTCTGTCGCCAGCTCGACGAGGCGTACGGCGATCGCGCGGGCGAGGTGCTTGTCGGCCGTACTCATCGCGATGTAGCCGTCGTCGCCGATGATGGCGATCTCGTCACTGGTTGTCTTGACGACGATCTCCGCTGCAGCCTCGGCATCAAGCTCCTCGTCGGTCTTGCTCATGCTTCCGGCTCCCAGTAGTTCTTGGTTCGGTCTTCGATGGCCTTCTCGTCGATGCCGCAGAGCCAGAGGTACGCAGAGGTGATGTCACCTTCGTGCACGACGTCGTTCATCGGTGATTTGACGATGACGGACGTGTCGCGGATGGACACACGCATGTGTTCCCGGCGGGCGAGACCCCGGAGACGCGATGCGGCTCGGGCAATCCGCTCCGCACTGATCGGGTTGAACTTCATCGCGCTCACGATGACGGCATCCTCGTCGTCGGCCAGCACGCAGACGTACGTGCCCCGGTGGAGCCAGAGGACGTTGCCGGAGGGCGCCACGTATGGTCCCCACTCTGGACGTCCGTCATCCCCGACATAGATCAGGCTGTAGCTGACATCGCGTTCCCACTTGTTGGGCCGGTTGCTTATGACCTCAAACATTGAGACGAGATGCTTGCGCTCAAGCTTCCGTCCCCTTCCGGGCTGGCTGACGATGTGTGCATCGACGCCATCTGCGCGCCACTGGTTTCGTTCTGCGACGAGAACGCGTCGGCGCTCGGCCTCGAGGCGTTCATGTTCCTGCGTGATTGCCTTGAACTGCTCGCGGATACTTGCGAGAGACTCCGCGGCCGATAGTCTGGTGTTCATCAGATTGGTTCCTTTCGAGGGATCGGAGACCTCGACACCCTGGCCGGTGTCGGGGTCTTTTTCATTGGTGGTGGACATTTCAGGACGCTTCGATCCAGGCGAGAACGTCTTCGCGGCGGTAGCGAACGGTTGAACCGCCGCCGAGCCGAACGCTCTTCGGGCCCTTGCCTTCGGCTGCCCATCGGGCGAGCGTTGGGATCGACGTCTGCGTGAACTCGGCGACCTGTCGCCGCGTGGCGATGTCGGGCAGTTCTCCGAACGCTGTGCGCTCCATCTCGTCTCCTTTGATTTGCGGATTACGACATCAGTTGTCGACTTGGACAACAGTAACACGCGATTGGCGATGAGGCCATATGATGTTCGCTATGACAACTTCGGATGAAGAGTTCGGACAGGCCGTTGCGTCTCATCGCGCGACGCAACGGATGAGTCAGAAGGATCTGGCGGCGGCTCTGACGCAGGCGGGGATGAAGGTCGACGCTCCTGCCGTCTCTCGCATCGAGAAGGGGCAGCGCGCCGTGAGGCTTGCCGAAGCCCTCAAGATTGCCGACGTACTCGGCCGCGAGATCGGCGACCTAGTCGGTGCGAAGATGACCGCTCAGGAACGCATGGGGGCCGCCTTCAACAACGTCGAGTGGAGGGGCAACCAGCTCGCAGAGAGCTCGGCGCGCTTCGCCGAGGAGTTGATGAACGCCGGCGTCCTGTTCGGTGAAGATCCCAGCCTTCTTGACGCTCTTGACGATCTCGCGGTCGGTCGTCCGCGAGACTCTTCCGACTTCCCACGGTGGTACGCGGGTGTCGTCCGCGAGCGCGTGTGGCAGGTACGACGTGAGCGCGTTGGACAGGGGAGTTACACGGTCTACCCCGTCGCCGCCGACAAGCCGGGGTTGCTCGAGGCAATCACCGCGGTGGCCGACACGGCTCTACTGTCGGGTGGCGAGTACGAGGCTCTTGAGGAATCGGGCGTCATGGTCATGGGCGTGCTGGACACCGTCGCCGACGAAGTGAAGCATCGGCCGACCTTCTGATGCCTCGTCCACGGACTCCCCTGAGTAGCTTCGGAAGGATCTCCGCTGTTGAGATCGAGGACGGCAAGTGGCGAGCCCGGACGCGGTATCGATTCGACGATGGAAAGCTGCGACAGGTGGAGCGATTCGCCCCGTCGAAGGCGAAGGCGGAGGCGGCGTTGAAGAAGGCGCTGACGACGATCCAGGCGAGTACTGCCACGGAGGTGAAGCGAGAGACTCGGCTGAGTGATCTCGGTGAACGGTTCCTGCTGTCGAAGGCTGACCGCGCCCCGCGGACGGTCGAGACGTACACGCACAGCGTGCGCAAGGTCATCGTGCCACGCATTGGCGACCTTGCGGTGACGGAGGCGACGGCCGATCGACTGCAGCGCACGTTGAATGCGATCGCCGCGGAGAACGGCCCTGGCGAGGCCAAGAAGGCCCGAGCGGTGTTGTCGGGCATGATGGGGCTCGCCGCGCGTTCTGACGCTGTAAAGACAAACCCGGTGCGTGAGCTGGCACCGATCCAGGCGAAGGCTGTGGGCGCCACGCCAGTCCCACTCTCGGAGCTTCCCGGGTTGCTTGAGAAGCTGGCTGCGGACGAGCAAGCCGCAGCTTCCGGGCTGGCTGACATCGTGATGTTCATCGCCGGCACGGGCGCCCGCATCACGGAGGCGATTGGCCTGGATGTCGGCGACGTTGAGGGATCTGTCGTAACAATCAGGAAGTCGAAGACGAAGGCGGGGGAGCGGCGAATCACCGTGCCAGCCGCCGTGGCGGACAGGCTCAAGACCCTGTGCTCCGGGGAACACAGGGTCGGGCCACTGTTCCCGACGCCGCTAGGCAAACGCCGCGACCGTCGCAACATTTCCGGCGAGTGGCAAGCGACACGGGAGCGTCTCGGCCTCGGCGACTACACGTTCCACTCGTTCCGCAAGACGGTGGGCACCGCGCTCGATCAAGCGGGGCTCTCGCCTCGCGACGTCGCAGAGTACCTCGGTCACACGAACCCGTCGCTGACCATGAACACCTACATGAGCAAGAAGGTCGGCGGGAGCCGAGCGGCAGACGCTCTAGAATCGTTGATGCACATTCGCGAAGATTGAATGCGCGGGGTTTGTGCGGGATCGGCTACCACCGAATTCGGACAACGACCCCAGATCCGCGGAATTCCGCGGCTCGCCGACTTGGCGCAATTGGTAGCGCACCGTACTTGTAATACGGGGGTTACGGGTTCGAGTCCCGTAGTCGGCTCCGTGCGAGAAGGCCCGCCTCCCCGGTGAATCCGGAGAGGCGGGCCTTCTCTGTGTCCAGCGGGAGATCACTCCCGCCCGTCAGCGCGCCCGTGTCTCAGCGCAGAGTGACGTCGATCGTCTCCGTGAACGGGTCGATGTCGATGTTGGTCGTGATCGAGTATCCGGATCCGGAGGGGCCGGTGGGACGGAACTGGATGCGGACATTGGTGATGTCGCTCGCGGTGATCACGCCGGTGATCGAGCCGTCGGGGTTCTGCGTGACGACGATGCCGATGGCGTTGACGACCTGCAGGGTGACGCCCGGATCCGGGACGATCATGACGCTGGTGCCGGCGGGGAGCAGCGCGAGGTTGCCGTCCGCATCGCTGCCCTCGACGGTGAAGTTGGTCACGTTGCCGCTCACGACGCTGACGGTCGCGCCGGTGGCCCAGAAGGTCGCAGCGGGAGGCGTCTGCGATGCGGCGGCGAGCGGCGTCGCTACGGCGACGGCGACGACGGGGACCGACCAGGCTGCGCCCTTGACGAGGGTCCGGCGCGAGAGGTCGCGGGTGCTGAGGTTGTCCTGCAT